CGCAACACACGGAGGAGTAAAATCGGGTTTCCCCGGGCTCCCCACTCTCCAGGTCAGCTAAAGCTTGACCAATGGTGTCCGGCTACAATCGTAGCCAGACGAAGTCGTCTTCCCAAAGGACGACATGCTTCTCGGTCCGGATTCTCCCGAACAAACCCCGTACTGGCTCTAAGCCATGCGTGTATGGGGCGTCAGGGAGACCCGCGTTGCGGAGCCCGCATGTTAGGACACCAAAGCTACGTCGGTCACGGTTGACCGATTTCACCTTCGCGCTTTTACAGACGAAGCCCTCCCACCCGGCAAACTCGTCATCACAACCGGCCTTAGCGACCGGACAACGAGTTACACCAGTGTTTAGTCCCTCGGCGCGACTGACGTGTAATCCCACATCCCCCAGTTCGGGGGGCACAGGATGACGCCATACCGTCGGCACCTGAGATTTACACCAACGCCACAGCCCAGCGTAACGCCCAGGTAAACATCCATAGATTCGGATGCACCAGGCACGCAGAGCATTTGCCGCTTGAAGCGGGTAAGGCACTGGAGACTCAGGATCGCGTCGGAGGAAGAACGGGCGGACGTTCTGGCTCATAAACCAGTCCGTTCCGCAACTTTCGAAGAACGTGCCTGCCAGGCACGTCTTCTTACCATTCACCTTGAACCCGAGGAATTCAAGACGTTCGATAACCTGGTGGCTGAACCGCTGAGGCACGATCATATCGTCGCCGTACGCAGTTGAGACGCACCAGTCACAGCGTGGCACCGTACACCGGATAACACTCAAGAACAAAATTGTTTCCAAGGGGAAAGTAAAACCATTCCCCATGCTGGAAAACATCTCGAGTGTCCGCATCTCCTTTCCGATTTTCATCTGGGGAGAGCGCGCAAGTTTAAGAAGGTGTAACCACCTCTTACCTTGAACATCCTGGTTATAGGTTAACGCTAGCACCACGAGTACGTAGCAGATAAGGTCAGACGCCGACGACAAATCAATCGTCGCTAACCCCCATTCCTCGGCCATCCCGGCCAAAGTTTGGTTCCACTTCTGATCGTGGAGATCGACCCCGAAGTTCAAGAGACGTCGCGTTAAATCGCTGCCGATACCACTCTGGAGGTATGAATTCCAGAGAGGCTCTTTTGCAGCGCAACGCTCGGTCTCCCAATCTTTGGGAACGGTGAAATGGACATTTCCAGGTACAACCTTAACCTTCGAGGAGAGATTATCACCCCAAAAGTCACGTACAAGAGGTGGCATTAAGCCACTTAGCACATCGGCCAAACCTGTGGTGCCCGTTGGAATGGCATCATATTTTACAGACGGTACCAATCCGTCGCCCCGCACTCCCACGTTTACACCGGGCCCGAACTTCCCAAGGTCAGCGATCTTGTCCAGCCTCTCAGGTGTCAAAGTTCCGAAGATCTTCAACACTTCGTGACTGAAATCACCAAACCAATGAGGCAGTCTATCGCCCCACAGTCGGTCGTTCGTTTCGGCGTTACGTGCCTCTGCACCAAGAAACTTGGCGAGAGCAGCCATCTGACGTTTAGTGGCCGTGGATCCTGGGATATTCCGACTCTTCGATAGGAGTTTGGCTACCTGGTAGTCCTCAGCAAAATGCGTCGGTTGTTGGTAGCGGTCGCTCTCTACGGAGAGATCGCACAGCTCGGCATACTCACCATTTCGGTGAAGCAGCTCTGCTTTAAGTGCGAATGGAGTCCCAACGGCTTCGTAAAGACGGCTGGCGAAGTCAGACTCGAATTTCCAATCCGGGTCTTCGCTAACAGCACAGTTGTTTTGCGCGGCTCTTGTTGACATTTCACACCCTCAATCACAACTCCAGGAGGATTGACACTCAGACATACAATGACTGAGCAGACTATGCAGAGTCCCATGACGGGGCCCTAGTACACAGCCTCACGGTCAGCCAGGTAGGCTTCGACCGTGGCGTGGGCCATCAGGTTCTTGAACATCGCGTAGGCCTTTTCGGCTTCGGCATCAGAGCAAGAACTAGGAATGACGGCATCCACGAAGAAGGTGATCGTGTCAGGCACCGTGACGACCGCGTCGACTGTCCTCTCGAAGGGGATAGCCAGCGTGACCTTAACACGGCTCGTCGGCCGCACCTTGCTCGGCGGAGACATCTGAAGCGCTGCCCGGGGGTTTCCCTCATAGGTAGCGGCCTCTTTTGCCATCCACGTCGACAAGGCAAGCGCTGCTTGCTGCGGGATCAACGTATGGTTCGTAGGAGTCGCATCTGCGACAACAATGTTTGCAATAGCAGGCATAGTAACCTCTGGGTTATTGGTTTGCGTTGCGAATAGACAGGAAAACTTCGATCGTCGTACGTAAACGACCGAAGAGATCGGTTTCTGGGGGTCTAAAACTAGGCAGACTCGGCAATGGAATGCTTGTAAAGGCAGTCCGCTGATACGCCTTGTATACGACCTTACCTGGCCGAACGGTAGCCGACGCACTTAAGGTGCGACGCTTATCCTGACCTGTCGATGTGTCTCGGATGCACGCGACGCCTTTACAAGACGTCACCCCATTCATCGCGTTAAACGACGAGAGGTAAGAGCCAAAGTTCCACCACCAATCCACTAAGTAGGAGAGGCGGGTACCGGCCCATAATGCTTCACCGAGGTTGCCGGCCGTAAACTCACGACTATTGGAGTCATAAGTCACATAGGCGATTGCCCGCACACTTCTGCGGTTTATTGTAAGGAATTCGCCACCGAAAGTCCCCATCTTGCGCACCCTGTTCTCGCTTGTCAGCGTAACTTGGAGGCGCCTTTTGAGGGCCAAGATGCGATTGAGCTGTTGTGCGCTATCATAGGCCTGATCACAGAGCGGCTTGATGCCGAACTGCAAGAGCAGGTCAACTTGGTACGCGTCTTTTAGCTCGAACTTATTTGCCGGATCACGTCCAAAGCCCTTCCGAAACCACCAGTACATGGCTCTACGGTTCTTCCGCAGGCGCCACAACGTCTTGGTGGTCTTCCAGGCTTTCTTGAACATGCCGGCCGCATCCTCGGCGAGCTTGACGCTTTCGCGCCACTCTCCGATATTATCGGCGAACGAGACCTTGTCGTCCTGAATCTTGTTCCTCAATGCAAGGGCCCAGTTGGGAGTAACAAAGATACGGGTATTGGTATCCGGGTAAGCCTTGCGGCAGCCCAGATATGAACCAACCTCGTATTTCCCACACCAGGTCCCGCTGGGGGACATAAAAGCAGTTTCAGTACGCGGGGAGTACCACAGCGAGCTCTGCAACCCCAACGACGTCAGTGACGTCAAGAGGTTCGTAGGCTTAACTCGATGCGCAACAGGAAGTTCCACGAAAACGGGATTAACCGTTGGGGTAGTCAGGTCGCCAAGTGTTATCAGTCCGGCTTTGCAGTCGGGCTTGTACCACGTGGCTGTGGCGTACTTCACTTTATAAAAGTTCGCCATATACCAAACCCCCCTTCCATTCGTGCTGTTGCTTTAAGGTTTACGTTACGTACCGGTTATTTTCCGGATCGTCAACGTAGGCTGCGCCAAAAGCGCTTGCGGGCCCCCCCTGGG